CTCGGGCTCCGGGGCGACGGCCTTCTCAACCTTCTCCTCGGGCTCCTCGGCCACCGGCTCGGCCAGTCCCGCGGCGCAGAACTTCGCACCGACCACGTCCGGCACATCAGCCACGCCACCCTGCGGCGGCCATGGCACCCCGTCGAGGGTGCCGGACATGCCGACCTTCATCTTGATCTTCATGTGTCCGTCCTCTGGAAGGGGGCCGCCGGCACGTCGACCATCACGTCACGGTCGATGACCAGATGAATGCGGGGCCGAGTAGTCGGGTTGTCCACCTGATGCGACTCCCAGTGCTTCACCGGGAACGACACGCCCGCCTCGACCTCGCGGCCGTCGAAGGTGCCCGCCGGGTGGATCGGTACGTGCCACCGTTCGTGGTAGGGGCCTTCGTCGATGTGCGGGCCGATGAACCCGTGTGGCGGCACCCGCGCGATCCACGCCGTCCACACCGGGTCGAACTCGGCCAACACGAACCGGAACAGTGCCGCCGCCGCTTTTGCGCGGGTGCCCTGCACCAGCGACGCGAACTGGTAGCCGGGATTGACTTCGTCGTCGGCGGTGACAGGTTGCGCCCACGCCGACGCGGGCATCTGTGCGAAAGCCGAGGCCAGCCGCTCGGGGTTGAACGTCGGCCCCGGCTCCCGCATGAGCTCCACTCAGATCGCGGAGTGGGTGAAGCTCTTGACCGCACCGGTGAGGTCGACCAGGGCAGCGTCCGCGCGGAGGATCGCGCGGAAGCTGACCAGGTCGTTCCCGAAGGCGAAGTCGTCGGACCGCTCGAACCGGATACCGCCCGCGTAGCGGACGAAGTACGCGGCCCAGTCGCCGAAGAAGATGCTCTCCGCCGACGCCGCCGGGGAGGCGACGAACGGGTCGATGAACACCGGCTTACCCAGGATTGTGTCCGGGGCGCCGATCTGCACGCTCGGCTGCCACACGTACAGGCCGTCGGCGGTCTTGATGCGGCGGACCAAGCTGGCCGTGGTGTCGTTCATGACGAACGCCGCCGACCGGGATGCCCGGTACGGCGAGATCACCGAGTGGTACAGCGAGATGAGCAGGTCGAAGCCCATCCCGACCGTGCCCTGCGCGCCGAACGTGGTCGTGGTGCCCACCGGGCCGGTCACACCCGCACCGGCGTCGAGTGCGATACCGCGTGGTTCCGTGGTGCCAGCGCCGACGACCATGTCCTCGCCGAAGGCGTTACCGAGCGCGCGGCCGATCGACCGGGCCAGGTAGCCCTCCAAGTCCACACCGGTGTCGGTGAGAAGCTCGCGAGTGACCTGGATCAGACGGCCGTACTTGAACGCGCCGAGGCTGGTCTGGCCGAATGTCGGGTCGGCCTCCAGCAGGGCGCCGGCCTCAAGGACGATCGCCGGGTTGGTGGTGTGGGTGAGCGTCTTCGGGATCTGCAGGACCTCACCGGAACCGGTGTTGAGCACCGTGGGCCCGGCCTGCAGGATCCCGGACACCTCGATCATGTGCTCGACGAGCTGGTTGTAGAACGACGTCGGCACGGTGAACTTGCCCGCCGCGTCGGTCAGCTTCGACAGGTCGCGGTAGCTGGTGGGCACCGTGCGGGACTCCGGCTTGAGCTCGAACTCCCGCGGCTTGCCCGGTCCACCGATCAGGAACGAGCGGAACTCGTCCACGACGTCGGGCTTTCCGTCGTCGCGCTTGCCGGTGGTGATCGGGTTGCCCTGGAGACGGTCGAAGGCGTCGTCGGCGTCCTTCGCCCGCTGTTCGCCCTTGATGACGGCCTGGATGCGCTCGTCGAGCTTGTCGAGCTCGCCGTTGTACGCATCCCAGGTGCCCTGCTCTTCCGCACTGAACGCACGGTTGTCTTCGACCGCGGTGTCGGACAGCTCCTTCGCCTGCTCCCAGACGTTCTGCCGCCGTTCCCGCAGCCTCTTCACGATCTCGGACATGCCGAGGTCCCCCTTCCAAGGGGTTGAGGTGAGTGGTTTGCGGGGTGCGTGCTGGCTGCCCCAGGTGCCCACTTAGTCCGGTGGGCGCGGTGAGGTGCGTGCTGGCTGCCTCACCTGGCGGTTCCCGCACACCTGCGGGGCAGAACGGCGACGGTGCTTGCTGGCTGCCGTCACACGGCCTGGGAGAAGGTCAGGACTCGACGTACGGGTCCTGACGGCGGGCCATCAGCGCCGCAGCGGCTGACGCCCCGAACATCTTCGGCGCAGCCGGAGGCTTCCCCGGCTGGTCGGTGCGGATAAAGAACTTCCGCAACTCGTCCTGCTGGGCAAGCGCCCGGACTTCTTCGAGCGAGGTTTGCATCTTGTCAGCCAACGACCGCAGACCGGCGGTGGCGTCCGGGTAGGCGGCGGTCCCGTTGTTGACCGGTGCCACATCCACCATCCGACCCGACAGGAGGGTACGAAGCGGGAACCCCTGCTCGGTCAGCCCCCAGTCGTCCTCGGTGGTGTCCGATTCCCATGCGAACGACGACTGCCGAATGTCGCCGCGGGTCACGAGCTCGAACAAGTCCTGCCGCGAGTCCGGTACCACGACCTCGTAGTCGACGCCGATGTTGTCGACTCGCAACAGTAGGGTGCCGCCGCCGGTGGTGCCGAGAAGCATGTTGTTGTCGTGGTTCCAGCGGGCCATCACACCCGGCCAACCGTCGCCGCGGGACTTCGCCGGGAACGACGGGTTGACCTGCTCCACGAACCCGCCCAGGTTGCGGCTGTAGGCGTTGAACTTCAACGCATAGCCGCCGACGATCCGCTGGGTACCCCCCTGCTGCCGCAGCTCAACCGGCACCGACGTATAGCGCCGCTCCAGTTCGTTCATGCCTGGTGCTCCATTCGTGGGTACCGCTTGACCCGCTCGCATTACCTGACGACCCGCAACGGCTGGCCGTCCTCGTCCTCGTCGTCGCCCTCACCAGTGGTCAGCGCCGACTGCTTCGGCGCCGCATGCAACGGCATGTACTCCTGGCCGCCTTGCCCCGCCGGCAACGGCTCCAGATCCTCGGCGCCGCGAACCTCGTCCCGGTTCTTCCAGCCGTCCTCCAGCGCGAGGTGATGCGCCTGGTACCGGGTCTTCAAATCTGCTCGCACCGTCGCGTCCGCGTTGAATCTCACGTACTGCCGCTCCGGCAATAGGGCCGAAAGTCCCGTCTCGAACCGCACAAGCCACGGACGAAGGTCCGCAACCCGGCGGATCTGCCGCCGCTCCTCCGTGTTGTACGTCAGCGAGTTCGCCGGCACCCCGCCGATCTCCTCCGGCGCGATCCCGTAGATGGCGGCGATCTGGTTCGCGGTCAGATTCTGCGTCTCCACGAACTGCGCCTCTTGTGGCGGAATCGAGATGGCGTTGAAGTCCCAGTCCTTGCCGTAGACGAGCGGCTCACGGGACCGGATCGCCGCCATCAGCCGTGTCTTGATCGTCGTGGCCGTGGCCTGGTCGATCGTCTGCTCCGAGTTCTTGTACGTCCCCGGCGGCACCCCACCGGCGGCGAACCACTCCGCCCCGTACGACTGCGCCCCCAGACCCACACCCAATGTCAGCGCGTAATGCTCGATCGGCGACAGGCCCAATGTCTGACCGGGCACCGTCAGCCACGGGATGTGAACCAGATCCGACCGGTCCACCCGCCGCCCGTTCCAGTACCACTGCGCCTGCCCCGGCACCGAGTCGTCGACGAAGAACTCCGACCGGGGCCGCCACTGCACCCCCGTCGGGAACCCGAACCCGTCCAGCGAGGTGATGATCCCGATCGCGTTTCCGTGCGCGGCGAGCGAGAAGATCCCCTGCGACGTCCAGTCCACCAACGTCCCGTCCTCGTCGAGGAACTGGAACAGCTGCGGCAGGTTCGCCATCGGCTCACGCTGATCCGGGCCCGCCTTCCGGTACGCCTTCAGCGGCAGCGTCGATACCCCGTCGCAGAGGAACCGGAACGCGGCGAACACCGGCGCCAACGACAGCGCCCGCTGCTGTGTGGCCGGCTCGTACCGGCCAGGTCCGACGTCGAACGGGTACCACGGCACCGAGTCGATCGACCGTTGCTCGGACGGCTGCTGTGACGCCAACACTGACCCGGGCTCG